TGATAGAAGATTTCAGGAATGATAAATATCAAGTGATCATAAGTTGCGATATGCTTTCAAAAGGATTTGATGTTATTTCTGTGAATTGCGTTGTCTTTGCAACATCAACTAAATCTAAAATAAAATGGCTACAAGCAGCGGGGCGTGGTGTAAGATTTTGCGATGGTCATCCAGATTGTTTGTTGCTAGATCATGGAAAGATAACAGAAACATTGGGGTGGCCTGATGAATTAACTATCGACAAATTAGATGATGGCAAACATGCAGAATCAAAAAATAAACTAAAAGAAAAACCAGAAAGACTCCCCAAAAAATGCCCGTCTTGTGATTTTGTAAAGCCAGTGGGTGTTCAAAAATGTCCTGCCTGCCAATTCAAACCAGAATTTATCCAGGACGTGGAAGTTTCTAAGGGAGAGCTTGAGAAGCTGAAACGGAAAAATAATAGAATTTATACAAAAGATCAGAAGCAGAGTTTTTTGAATCAACTTAACACATATGGCAGATCAAATGGGTGGAGTTCCGGGGCAACGAGTCATAAATATAAAGCCAAATTTGGGGTTTGGCCTAACAAAATGGAGAAAGGCCTTTTTGAGCCTGTAGGCCAAGAGGTTATTAAATTTATCAGGCATCAAAATATTAAATGGGCTAAACGGAGGTAATTATGAATAAAAAAGAGAAAAGGAGCGCTATGGCGGTTTTAATATCGAAATTAAGTAGAGAAGACCTTGAATGGGCGTATTAAGATTTGATGGAGATATCATTGCAGAAAACAGAATTAATTGAAGATATTGGTGAGAAGTTGGCGGATGCTAAAAAACAGGGATGATCAAGAACAACACCGGCTGAACTGCCCGGCCCGTTGCAAACGAGAAAACACCTGTCACGGCAAAAGTTTTTTCCTGGGCAAGCCAGGCAGTGCGTTACGGGCCAAACAGTGTAACAGCAAATGTAAGTATATGATTAATTTTAACAGGGAGACAAAAACATGAGTGGCGTTAATAAAGCGATAATTATGGGCAGATTGGGCCAAAATCCAGAACTCACATACACACAAGGTGGCATGGCAATATGTAAGCTCTCAATTGCAACATCCAGGAAAAAGAAAACCGGGGAAGAGGTTACACAGTGGCACCGTTGCACAGCATTTAATAAGTCTGCTGAGTTGATATCAAAGTATGTAGGGAAGGGCGATATGCTTTATATCGAGGGAGAAATTAATTATGGGCAATATGAAAAAAATGGTGTCACGATGTATTCCACGGATATCATGATTCGGGAATTTAATTTTATCGGCGGTAGCCAAAACCAGCAGAACCAACAGCAGCAGCAAAACCAGCAAAACCAGGGACAGCAGCAAAATCAGGGCAATTACCAACAGCAGCCGCAAAACCAGGGGAACCAGGGGCAGAATCAGCAGTCAACACCAGACAGCAATATCCCATTTTAAAAAAAGGAGAAACTCATGAAAAATTGTTCAAATTGTAAACATAATCAGGGACCGGACGAAACGGGGGCCTGTGTTATGCCAGATGCCCCGCTATGTTATCCTCCGGAGTTGGCGTTGTGGGAGCCGATAGAAGGCTTCGCAAGCCCAAAGATGGCACCCAAAAACAATATCCATGAGGGCAAACCAAGGCCGTCACTCTTGCCCATGGATATCTTGATGAAATATTTGTGTGAAGCATATGAAGAGGGAGTCATAAAATATGAAAGAGAGTCTTGGCGGGATGGTTTTTCTGTATCGGTAATGGTTGATGCAGCGCTCCGTCATATAATCGCATTTTTTTGGGGCTGCCAGGACGTAGATATTCAATCTGAAACAAAAAAACATCATCTTTCAGGGGCTATTTTTTCATTGATTTGTATCCTGCATACTCTGGATACAAGACCTGATTTGGATGACAGACACGCAAGGGATTAACAATGAAAAAAATCAGAGTCTATTTGTTGGCCGTAAAATATTGGGCGCAAGGCGATTCTTGGCAGTTTGCCAAACGGTACGCGGAATATTTGGTGCGGGGGTGGAAATGAATATCCACGATATCCCGTTGCGCTGTCCAAAATCCAGCCGAAAGTATTTTTATTTTAATCTCAATAATTACCGGAACGCACACTACCAAGTGCTGAACCGGACGAAGCGGTGGTTTTTAGAATGGTTTTTGCTCAAGAAGATCAATCAAAAATGTCCTAAACCTCCGTTGGAATTGAATTATAGAATATGGCCTAAAAGGAAAGCAGATTTGGGAAATATCGGCAGCGTTCTGGACAAATATATGGAGGATGCCCTTGTCAAAAAAGGGATCATATCAGACGATAATGTGGACATCGTACAAAAAATTTCGTTTGAGTTTTGTGGGTATTCTGGGAGAAAAGATGGTCACGCGAGTTTGGAAATTAAGGAGTACCGTTTATGAAAACCCCATCGGTCGTTGTGTGATGAATACTACCATACGGTTAGCTGGAATGGGTGTAATAATAGGGTTTATAGTTTTTTGGTATGCTGATATGCACATCGCGCATAAACCGCGTGTAACAGCGCATAAATCGAATCAAGAGTCAATCGCATATGACGCAACTTTTGCGGGGAGATTGAGAACACAATGAAAAAAAATATAAAAAAAATACGAAAACAGGTTGAATCACAGGGGATCGTTATAGAACCAGGGAAAACATATAATATCTACGAATGCGGGCATGTGATTTTAAATTCCGAAGACCCAAAAAGGTTTTTAAAAGATCCGGACAAAATTAGCCAAAAATATCGGGCGTGTTATGAGTGTAGCGCAAGATTTTTAACAAAATATCGAAGTTGTGGAGACGGGTGCGGAGTTGAAACTGTAGGCAAAAATGTTCGGGACGGCGGGTGCAAAAAATGCAGAACCGCCAGGTGGAATTCAAAGGCGGCTCAAAAAAAATCTTCTGCGGATTTCAAAAATAAAAATAAAAATATAGAATCTTTACAGGCTCACCGGGATAGATTTGATTGTTTTTTACGTGACGATTGTCTCAATAATATTGCGTTTAATGATCCCATGGCGGAGTATTTGCCGTGTTATCAGTGTAAAAAGTATTGTGCCGGGGCAGGCGGGATTGATCCGATGGAAGGGGTTTTCCGGGAGAGAGGTCGCAATTCGGATCGGGTTTTTGTTTAAGGGGAGATCAAATGATAAAAAATTGCGGTAATTGCTCAAGCTATCGAACGTATATGTGCGCTCCTGATATTTGTATGAAAATCACAGAGATGGGGGATATTCGGTATCAAAATTGGTCAGATGATTTTGTAGTATCTCCCGAGTTCTGCGTTTGCGGGGGAGAAACCGTGGTGCTGTACAAACGGCGGCGATCGGGGTATTACCGGCAACGTTATAAATGCAAAAAATGTGGGCTTAGGTTTTGGGCGCGGATTGTGCGGGAAACCCCGGAGTAGGTGGCCGGGGTTTAAATTAATAGTTTACGCTGCTATTGATTTGTTTTGGTTGGGTTTAATTTCGTCAGATCCATGCAAATTCCGTATTTCGTTCATGCTAAAACTTTTTTTAGACCGTTTCCTGTAGTCATTTTCGTGATAGTACCATGATTTCTTATTGCCTGAAAACTTGAGTCCAGAGGCTTTCAAGATTTTTTTGTGGGGGAAAGTATTTCCAGATACCCAAAGCCATGAGCCAATAATTTCAAATTTTAATCCTGGGATATTTTTAATGCTGTCGATTATGGCTTGTACAGTTTCAGTTAGGGGAGATTGTTTTTTTGCGGCCCTGAATTGTTCCCCGGTCCACCAGGAGTCACATTTTTTTAGGAAATCATATGCAGCATTGACAAGCTTCATGATTTCTAAATTTCCACCTTTGTCGGGGTGATGCTTCAAACAGGCTGCGCGGTAAGCAGTTTTTAACCCGGCTTCTGTTTTTTCTAATGGACAAAGAATCGATAATGCTTGTATAATATTCATGTTTAGTTCCTTTTGATTGTGCCCGGCCATGAACAGCAATTCATGACCGGGTTTTAAATTTAAATTAGATCAACTGTTTCAAAAAGATGGTCTAAAGCGATCTCAATTATGGTGCTGACCTTTTTCCCTTTCATCCGCCTGATATGGTCTGGGCGCAGGGTGATTGATTTCCGAACCTTCTTTGTTTTTCCCAGAGCAGGGCGGCCAAGTGACTTTCCAGGTCCAGGGATTCTTAATCCTCCCCGTGTCATCTTTGGTCCTTATATGCAGCGCAGAAGGTCAAAAACGTTTCAATTTCCGCGTCTTTTTCTTTGCAGAGCGAGTTATACTGTGACACGGCGCCCATTAAGCTCTCAATTATGCCTGCAAAATCGATTTTCTGGATATTCCATGGGGTGTATATTGGTTCCATGTGGCCATATGAGTGGTCACTATCCAGAGCAAAAATAGATACCCTACCGTTGTTGATCCTGACGCGACCCCTGTCGGACCAAAAAACATTGTTATCTCCGATGTCTGCCTTGATTGCAAACTCCGGGCCGGTTACGGTATCTACATCGTCTGCAAAGGTTAGGCTGTCGAATAGACTGTCTAACGCGTCTATTCCTTTTTGTGTTGTGCTCTTCCTGTCTTCGATCCTTAATGTTTTCATGTTTTTTCTCCTCGGTTGGTGGTTTGTTTTAGGCCATGGTCAGTTATACCAAGGCTTTGGGGTTAAGTCAACATTTAAATCAAATAAATGTCAAAAAAAGATTATTTATTTTCGAGACTTCGATATATCGCACTATCCGGGCTTAAAAATGTGATATGGGTATGTAGGGGATATAACTGACAATAAGGTATAAAATGGCAAAATTGCATAAATTCAACAAAGTTGCATTAATTCAACACTCTAAACATGCCGTAAATGGGCGTTTGGGGTATAGTAGGGTATTAAGGGGTTTTAGAGCAAATGGCAGTTTCTTCTAAAAAAAAGATACCCAGGGCTAAGGCCAAACCGGGCGATAAACGATTAGGAAACCAGTTCTGGCTATTCAGGACTAAGCATGGAGCTAATAAAATATTTTCTGACCCCGATGTGTTGTGGAAAGAGTGCACGGCATATTTCCAATGGTGTGAAGATCATCCATTGATGGCTGCTGAATCCGTTAAATTTCAAGGAGAAGCAACACTGGCAATGGTTCCTAAAATGCGAGCGATGACAATTTCAGGGCTTTGTTTCTATTTGAAAATTTCTTTTGACACCTGGCAGAACTATAAAAAAGACAAAGCTTTGTTCGATATCATACGAGAAGCAGAGCAAATTATTTATGATCAAAAGTTCTCTGGCGCGGCTGCTGATATGCTTAATGCCAACATCATAGCCAGGGATTTAGGGTTGGCAGAAAAGAAGGAACACACGGGTCCAAGTGGTGGTCCTATTGAAATCAAAGAAACTAAATTCACGCTTATAAAGCCCAAGGTGACGACATAAACGCTAAAATACCATATATATTTGAACCCTTGTTGGTTGAGGGCCAATATAGATATAAAGTGTATCGCGGTGGCAGGGGCGGGGCTAAGTCCAGATCGTTTGCAGCAGCTTTGATCGGGTATGCCAGGGAAGGGCAAGAGCGTATTTTGTGTTGCCGAGAGATTCAAAGGTCGATCAAAGATTCGGTTAAGCGTATCCTTGACGATGAGATTGCACGATATGGGTTGGAAAATGAATTTGATTCAACATTGACTGAGATTAAACACAAGACAACCGGGAGCGTGTTTCTTTTCGCAGGGTTGAGATCAGACCCGGACGGCATAAAATCGACAGAAGGCGTTACAAAATGTTGGGTGGAAGAAGCCCACACAGTAAGCCAGGCAAGCCTTGACATACTTATCCCGACAGTAAGAGCCGATAATTCAGAAATATGGTTCAGCTACAACCCGCGATTTAACGATGACCCGGTTCATATGATGTTTTTATCCGAGGATATGCCCCCACGGTCACACGTTGCAGATGTCCAATATTTTGATAATCCGTGGTTTCCAGATGTCCTGATGGAAGAAATGGAATACTGTAAAATTAAGGATTATAATAAATTTTTGCATGTTTGGCTGGGGCAGACTGTGCAACAGAGTGATGAACAGGTAATGTACGGGTGTTGGAAAATTGAAGAAGTGCCAGAGCCACCGCCTGGGACAATTTTAAAGTTTGGGCTGGATTTTGGTTTTAGCTCCGATCCGTTGGCTGTCATACGATCATGGATTCAGGGCAAAACTTTGTATATTGATTATGAAGCAGGTGGGGTGGGCATTAAGACTGTAAATATTGGAGATACGATCAGAAAAGTTCCAGGGGCGGATAAATGGAGAATTATAGCAGACTCTCAGAGACCTGATACGATTGATATGCTGAAAGATGATGGATTTATTGTTTCTGGCGCGAAGAAGGGCAAGGGCAGCATTGAAGACGGGATAGAAAAGATTAAATCATATAATGTTGTTATTGATCCACGATGCAAAGAAACTATTGATGAGTTTATCCATTATCGGTTTAAAAAAGATCCAAAGACAGATCAGGTAACTCCTATTATTATTGATGCATCAAACCATTATTTAGATGCGCTACGCTATAGCCACGAGGGGTCGCAGAACCTTTTATACGGGTGGGCAGCATGATTGATAGTTTGACAAAATTGATTATTTCCGGTATCCTTAAGAAAACTAAAGGAGGGATATTATGGGTAAGTCAATTGAGTTTAACGGAAAAACGTACTGGAAGGCAGACATTGGTAAAGATTCGTATCAAGGCAAGACCACGGGATCAAACATCAAGGGCGCAGCTCTAAAGCTATTAGAGACAATCTTAACAACATTAGGCATCTCACGAAAGAATGGCACGGAAGCGAAGAAGGCAGGCAATGGCATTCAGATCATGGGATTGAAGCCTATAAGAAAAGAAAGCCGATTGAAAAAGAATGTGTCGTGTGCGGTGAAAGCTTTGATGATATGTCAAGAAGGGATAGCTCCGTGTTCTGTTCAAACGCTTGTAAGTCAAAGAGCAGGAGGGATTCCGGGATTGATAATGAAACCAGGGCTTGTCCGGTATGTAAAAAGAAATTTCAAACAAATAAATATTCAAAGATTGTCACTTGTTCAAGGGGTTGTGCCAATACTTATAGGGCTATCAAAAAGCGCAAAAAACTCAAAAATAGCTGATTTCGTAAGCGCCTGTAATAATGACACAAATTCACACTTCCTCCACCGCACGGAGACTTTGTAATTAATGACAAATTTACCTACATATTATGCAGATGGGTACCGCCTGTGCAGACAGACAGACCGTCTGGGCAAATCCCCCTCTGTTGATGTTTTCACAGATCGCCGGGCCGGTATGAGTTTCCCAACAGCTAACAGCCCAGGGTATTATTGTATCTTCGGGCTACAAGATATCATAACTCACCGGGACAAATTGCCGTTGGTTTTGTTAGCCGAGGGCAAAATGGCGGAGGCAGAAGATAATCGAATGGCAGACCAAACCAGCTTTTTCACGCATTTGTGCCGAAACATGAGCACTTTATGTTGTAGCTATGTATATGCCGATTGTTCCCGTGAATTTCAAAGTAATGAAATTGAGTTTGGGAAATACGTCAGAAGGATGGGTGTCAGGGACATTGGGTTGTTCGATGCTTCTGAGTTTGAGGGCTTCAAATCTGGATACGCTGGTTTTGAGGCTGCCAGGGCTCCCCTGGATGAATACGGAAAAAAGGGTTTACTAAATATCAATAAACAATCTGAGTTAGGGCGAGAACTGAGAACAATCACGCCGGATGACATGAGCTCTTCGAAACCATGGGAATCGTTTCCCGCCATTAACGCATTCAATAATATCATTATGTCGTATGTGATCAGTCCATTTGTTAAGCCGCAGAAAAAGAATTCTAATCAGTTCAGGGGTGAGGGATATAGATAGATGGTTGACTCGATAACATTAGAAGAAAACGAAATACACGCAACGGGTCAGATGTCTGCTATTGCAACATATTGCAAAGACCTGCATCACGAGTATGACAGTTCATATCGGCAACGCAAGCTTGATGAGATTGACAAGAGCCGGAAAGCTTACGATAACGACCTGCCTGCAAAAAATTTCCCGTGGGAAAAATGTTCCAACAAATCCATGGGATTGGTATCTATTGCAGTTGATAACCTGGAACCCCGGATTTTTAACAAGCTGATATCAGAAGATGATTTCATTCAAGTCAAACCGACAAGCGCCGAAGACGTTGAAAAAATTGATGATGTTCGGGAGTTTTTGCATTGGGCCTGTCATTCCAACATGAATATCAAAAAGAAGTTGAAACCCGTTGTTCATGATTTATTGATGGACGGAACAAAAGACGTGATTAATTTCTGGGAAGAAAAGGATATTGTTGTCCGTGTTCGCGGGGACCAGCCTATTTTCCAGGATCAGGCGGGCAACCGAGTAAAACCGCCACCAGAGTTCCTTGAGGGTGATCCCCAACAGATCATGCAAAAGCTCATGCAAATGGGGATCATGCCTGCAGGTAGCGAAGAGGGTGTCCAGGAAAAAACAGAAAAAGAATTCAAAGTGAATTTTGAAGCTCTTAAAATAGAAGATTGTTTCTTTCCGGATCATAATGACAATTGGGACGAACAACCTTTCTTGAGATATATTTACCCAAAACTTGGGGATTTAAAAAAGTTACAAGAGAAAAAAGTCTATAAAAATATCAGCAACAAGCTGGTAAAAGGCGTCAAACGAGAGACAACGACAGACGAAGAACGTAAATACGTTGAATACTCAGATTACGGCCAAGAATGTCAGCTATTAGAATGTTATTTAAAATGGGAAGATGAATGGCGGATAGTCACATTCTCCATGGACAACAACTGGGAAGAGGTACGAAATCAGCCGTTGTCGGAAGTCTTCTGGCATGGTCATAAGCCTGTTCGGAGATTTAGAATATACCCAAAATCTAACGAAAGTATGGGCACTGGGATTGGCAAAAAGATTGAGCATTTCGATTCAGGGATTAATGACCTTTATAATTTGGCCATTGATTGCGCTACTATCGAAGCTGTTCCGATCTTTTTTTATAACGAATCTTCGACTGGTATGTTTTCCAGTGGTGTCAAGAAGCTTGTCCCAGGTGAGGGCGTTGGTATCCCAAAAGACTCCCAGGTCCATTTCCCGAACAAAGGCAACGGCTCTCAGGGGTTTGTTGTATTCATTAATTTGTTACTGACGTTTTTTGAGCGTACACTATCATTAATGGATTATTCGGCTGGCACAAGGTCCAGCACAACGGGCATGGGTGGAGATACTGCATCTGGCATGGCAATGATCCTCCAAGAAGGGAACATTAAGCACAATTATACTGGTGAAAGCTTACAGGATACATTTGCTGACGTTCTGACGGATTGCCTTACTCTGTACGCTCAATATATACCGATGGATGCTAAGATTAGGTTGTTCAAAGACAACGATTGGGTATTCAAGCCGATTGATATTCAGGCTATTCAAGGCCAGTATAATTTGCGGATCGATGTATCTGATGCGAGTTCTACTACCATGACCAATAGAAATGATGCTCTTGCTCTAATGGGAAGCACAAAGGATCTGCCGTTTGTTAATCAGGTTCAAAACG